CAGTCAGAATATCTTTTTTTACGTTATATTAGTATATAAACTTAATTAAACTAATTGATGTTAGAAAAAGTATTTAAAGACCATAAGAAATGGATAAACACAACTCTTAAAATGGGTTGTACAAGAGAGCAGGCTGAAGATATTGTAGGAGAGATGTATGTTAATGTAGGTGTAATGTTAAACAAAGGTTTAGATATTGCTTATGGAGATGAAGTAAACTACTTTTATATTTACAGAGCATTAAGAAATGCTTTTATAAACTTTAAGAAGAAGCAGATAAAAGAACGTACTATTTCAATTGATTTAACAACTGAATTATTACAACCTGAATACATAGATTTTGAAAGTGTTAATGAAGAAGTTGAAAGAGCATTAGAAGAATTTCATTGGTATGATAGAAAGGTTTACAATCTTATTCAAGATAAATATTCAATAAGAGAATTAAGTGAAAAGACTAACATTAGTTACCATAGTTTATACAATACTTATAGAGGTGTTAAAGACAAATTAAAAGACAAAATATTATAGGAATGGATAAAAAGAAAATGGATGGCGATGTTAGAATTAAATCTGCTTTAGCACCAAAAGTAGTTGGTTATTGTGTACAGATACTTGAGGAGTATTTAGACAATGAATCTAATGGAAGTTTAAAGGGTTTTGTACAATACTACATTAAACACAAAACAAAAGAGCCTTTACTTAAAGCATCTGAAATGATAGTATTTAACGGAGAGTATTCTTTAGAAGATGCAAAGAAGTATGTCTATGTTAGAGTTTTTGAAGATACTTGGAATGGTAAACAATGGGAGTTAAAGGTTAAAAAAGAATTAGAAGAAAAGGGTAAACAAACAAGGTTTAGCACAACAAAAGAAGATTATAATTATTGTATTGATTTAGTAGGAGATACTTTTGCAGTACAGGTTAAACCTATTTCTTATGACAAAGGAACAAATCCATCTCTAATGATTGACAAGAAAAGACATAGACAAGCACATTTAAAATACCAATCTGTAAGTGGCAAGAAAGTACACTTTGCTTTTTACAATAAAGACAATAATAAGATAAAATATAAGTAATGAGATTAGGAGATTTAATAGAACGTATAACATACTACACAGGTATCAAATGGTTAGTTAAAAAAGTAAGTAAAGCAATAGGAAAAGATTGTGGGTGTAATAAAAGGCAAGAAGAACTCAATGAAATCAATTTATGGTAGAAGATAAAATAATATGGCAAGGTGTTAAACATAGAACAACATCTAAAATGTCTAATAGTGACTTTAAAATAATGTGTCAACTACATTCTAAATACTTTAATCATAAGTATAGTGAGCCTTGTACTTGCAATAAAAGAATATTAAGAAATTGGATTCAGCAATTAGATAATAAATTATTGTAGTTTTATTGTAATATAATTAATAGTTAATTTGTATTAAAATGGACAAGAGAACACAAAATGGAGGTCATAGCACTAAAGCTAAAGAAGGTAAGATTGATAAACGCAGAAACGAATATAGAAGTGCTTTAAAAGAAGCAGCTACTAAACAAGATGTAATTGATGTTATCAATATGATTAAAACAAAAGCAATTAAAGATAAAGATGTACAAGCAGGTAAATTGTTTTTAGAATACTATATTGGTAAACCTAAAGATGAGGTTGATATTACAACTAATGGAGAGATGCTTAACATACCTGTAATTCACTTTAAGAAATCAGAATAGATTTGGGAGAGATAACTATTAATGAAAAGTTTTTACCTTTAAAAGAAAGTGATGCACGTTATTATATTGTAACGGGTGGAAGAGGAAGTTCAAAGAGTTTTAGCACTACATTAATAGAGGCTACTAATACACTGCAACAGGGTTATAATTGTTTGTATACAAGATATACAATGACATCTGCTGAACTATCTATCATACCTGAATTTAAAGAAAAGATAGAGTTACTTAATTTAGTAGATGTATTTGATATTAACAGAAAAGAAATTACAAATACAATAACAGATAGTAGAATAATATTTAGAGGTATTAAAACAAGTGCAGGTAATCAGACTGCGAATTTAAAATCTTTACAAGGCATATCAACTTGGGTATTAGATGAAGCTGAAGAAATGGTAGACGAGAATGAATTTGATACTATTGATTTATCAATTCGTTCTAATGTACAACAAAATAGAATTATCTTAATATTAAACCCAACTACAAAAGAACATTGGATATATAAACGTTTCTTTGAATCTAAAGGTGTTAAGGAAGGCTTTAATGGACAAGTAGGAGATACTTGTTATATTCATACAACTTATTTAGATAATGCTTTAAACTTGCCTGAATCATTCTTAAAGAACATTGAGAATATAAGACTGACAAATCCTAATAAGTATAAGCATAAAATACTTGGAGGTTGGTTAGATAAAGCAGAAGGTGTTGTATTTACTAATTGGAGTTTTGGAGAGTTTAATCCTGATGGTTTGCAAACTACTTGTGGAATGGATTTTGGTTTTAGTGTAGACCCTGATACATTAACAGAAGTTGCTATTGATAAACGTAAAAGAAAGATATATGTTAAAGAACATCTTTATAGAAATGGTTTAGGCACAACAGAATTAGCAACTATTATATTATCTAAAGTAGGTAAGAAATTAATCATAGCAGATAGTGCAGAGCCAAGATTAATAACAGACTTAAAGTTTAAAGGAGTAAATATACAAGCAGTAAAGAAAGGAACTATTGAAAGTGGAGTAACAACAATGCAAGACTTTGAAATAATAGTAGAGCCTAACTCAAGTAATATAGCAAAAGAATTAAACAACTATGTTTATTTAGATAAAGGTAGTAAGTTATACATTGATGACTTTAACCATTCTATTGATGGAATACGTTATAATGTTATTTATCATTTAGACAATCCAAACAAAGGTAATTATAGTGTAAGATAATGAGTAACGAAGATATGATAGCAGTATTGCAATGCTATATACACCATAGAACAGATAAAGAAATAACAATAGCAAAACCTAAAACACCTCAACAATATTTATTATTAGTTAAGGCTTATGAAAATTGTGTTAGTTATTTCATAAAACAATAACATTTAATTGTAATATATATATGAAGTTAGAAATAAATGTACCAACATCTTTAGACGAGATAACATTAGGTCAGTATCAAAAGTATTTAAAGATAGCAGAGAACAATGAAGATAGCTATTTTTTAGATGCTAAAATGATTGAGATATTTTGTGGAATACCTTTATCGGAAAGTTACAAAATAAAGATGTCAAGTGTTAAAGCTATAACAGATATACTTGATGAGTTATTAAGTAGCAATCCTACACACATTGAAAGATTCAGAATGAATGATGTTAGTTATGGTTTTGTACCTGATTTAGATGAACTAACTTTAGGGGAGTATATTGATTTAGATAATAACATTTCTGTTTGGGAGAATATGCATATAGCAATGAACGTGCTTTATAGACCAATTAAAGACTCACAAGGAAGAAGATATAATATTATAGATTATAATATAGATAATGCAAATAAGATGAAAGAAATGCCTTTGAGTGCCGTAATAGGTTCTTTGGTTTTTTTTTACAATTTAGGCATCGAGTTATCGAGGCATATGATACTTTATTCCAACAATCAGGAGGAGATGGAAGCTATTCAGCATCAGCTAACTTCTCAAGAAAATGGGGGTGGTATCAATCAATTTATGGACTCGCTAACGGAGATATTACGAGATTTAAAGATATCGTTAAATTAAATGTACATCAATGCTTTACAATGTTATCTTTTATGAAAGAGAAAGCAGAGTTAGAAGCACAACAAATAAAAAGTAAATTCTAATGAAAGGATTTTATAACGTATTAGAAACAATAAAAGAAGCATTACTATCTGATGTAGATGTTAATACTGTAACAACAGGAGATATTACAAGAATAGATTTAAGCAAACAAACAATGTTTCCTTTATCACATATTATAGTAAACAACGTATCAAATGAAGATAGTGTTTTACGTTTTAGTTTATCTATTTTGTCAATGGATATTGTTGATGTATCTAAAGAAGAAACAGTAGATATATTTAGAGGTAATAACAACGAACAGGATATATTAAATACACAATTAGTAGTATTAAATAAGTTAGTACAAGTTTTAAGAGGTGGAGACTTACATAGGCAGTTATATCAATTAGATGGTACACCAAACTTTGAGCCATTCTATGATAGGTTTGAAAATGAGATGGCAGGTTGGGCATTAACCTTTGATGTATTAGTTCCAAATGAAATAGGTATATGTTAGAGAATGTACAGAAAGAACTGAATAGATTTGCAAAGTATGTAGTTACTCAATCAAGAGCAAACCTTACAAGACAAAAGAAAAATGCTTCTAAACAATTATGGCAAAGTATAGACTATGATTTAAAGGTAAGTAAGAATAGTTTTCAGTTAGAGTTCTTAATGGAGGATTATGGTATCTTTCAAGATAAAGGTGTTAGTGGTACAGAAAAGAAGTACAACACAAAGTATAAATATACAAACAAGATGCCACCTCCAAGTAAGTTAGATAAATGGATTGTTAAAAGAAATTTAAGAGGTGTTAGAGGTAAAGATGGAAAATTTATAAGTAGAAAGTCTTTACAGTTTATGATAGCAAGAAGTATTTACAAGAATGGTATTAAGCCAAGTTTATTTTTTACTAAACCATTTGAGAAAGCATTTAAGAACATTAATGAAGATTTAATAGAAGCATATAAATTAGATGTAGAGAAGCTATTAAACGATACTATAAAAGACAATTTAAAGAAATAAAAAATGGGTATAAATTTAGTAAGAAGTCCATTCTACATAAGTGATTTAAATGCAAGTGGTGTTTATGCTAAACTTACTTTAAAAGTAAATAATGTTGTTATTTATGAAATTAAGAAATATAAGAATGTATCAAGTAATAGAGTTTTATTTGAGATATCAGAATTATTAAGAGATTATTTAGATGTAAGTTACGATGATGTTACAACGCATTCAAAGGTTTTTAGTTTTACTTTATCTTGGTATGATGATAATAATACTCTTTTAACTTCAACAGGTGGTTTTGGTTTTGTGTCTGATGGTTATGGATATTTCGAAGAAGAATACAATGCGTTTTCATCTAAAGGTTTATTGTTAAGTAACAATGTAGTTTATAGGTTACAAGATTCAGATGTTAGAATACCTATTGATAGAAATGAAGCAACACAAGTAATTTACTTGTCAAATAATAGTGTTGTAAAAAAAGAGTCAATATCTACAAGTACAGTATCAGCTATTCAGTATATAGGTAGTAGTAGAGATAGTTTTAAAGATAGAGTTTTAGAAGATGGTGGTATTATTGAAGATAATGTATGTTTATTAAGGTTTGATGATTCAGTTGATTTAGATAAAGTAGATACAATAAAAGTTATTTCAGGTGGAGAAACTCAAGAAATAAAAGTAAAGACAATATCAGAATGCAGGTACACACCTGTAAAAGTTAGTTTTATAAATAAATACGGTGCTATTCAAGATATATGGTTTTTTAAGAAGTCTATTGAGTCAATGAATAGTACAACTGAAAAATATCAATCTAACATAACTAATGAATTTGGTGCTTATAATAACACAGAACATCAAATAAGAAACTTTAATGTACAATCAAGTTTTAAACTAACATTAAAT